ATTTGCTCAAGGTGGAGATTATATAGGTGGGGTAGGCTCACGAGTATGGAAAGAGCAATTGTCAAGAAAAGCAATGAACAGTTTTTTCTGTAATGTCGACAGACCTTTTGATTTTATAGGCAGAATTAATGAGGACGTAAATACTTATACTACCAGAGGTATTAAAGGAGATTTATTATTTACTGTCGCTACAGTTATGTTAAATCAATTAACTACTCAAGCAAATTCTGGCGGTATGACAGACGTATATTTAGACAGCGGAACGTATGTAAAATCGTTTTTTACTATAATAACATCACCAAGTTGTACTAAAATTTCAACAATGGGTAATAAGTTTAAAAGAATACATCATAAAATTTTATGGGATAGATGTACGCCTAAGATAATTAATCAAAAATATAAAAAATAAATAGATAAGGAGGTGCTTTAATGAGCAAAGAAGATAATTTGGTTTCTTTTGCCGATAGAACTCCAGAGGAACGTCGTGAATTAGGACGACTTGCAGGAATAGCAAGCGGAGAGGCTAAAAGAAAAAAGAAAGAAATGAGAGAGATGCTTAAAATATGCCTAGAAATGAAAAACAATAAAGGCTTAACTTATAAGCAACTCGCTACAATGGGTCTTATTAATGGTGCCATAAAAGGTAATGCTCAAAACTACAGAACTATACTTGAAACACTAGGCGAATTAAAAGCACCAGAAGAAGAAAACAAAAGCAATGGTGTTTTACTTGACTTAGTGGAGGCACTAAAGGATGTTAAAAAAGATAAATGAAATGCTTAATCCAAAACAATTGGATTTTATGCTTTATGAAGATAAGCGTATTAATTTATTAACAGGCTCGGTTCGTAGTGGTAAAACTTATGTATCGCTATTAAAATGGGCTATATTCGTTGGAATTATGCCTGAAAACACCGAATTCCTTATGACAGGTAAAACACTTACCTCATTAAAAAGAAACTGTCTTGGCTTATTACAAGACTTGGTAGGCGATAACTTTACATATTCATTAAGTCAAAAGTCGGGTAAATTATTTGGTAGACAAATTTGGCTTGAAGGCGCAAACGATGACAGAGCAGAAAGTAAAATACGTGGTATGACGTTGGCTGGTGCTTATGTGGATGAGTTAACACAATTGCCTGAGGACTTTTACAAGATGTTATTATCTCGTTTGTCAGTAAAAAACGCCAAATTATATGCTACTACAAACCCAGATGCGCCTAATCATTGGGTTAAAGTACAAATAATTGATAATGAAGAAATTGACAAAAAGATATGGAACTTTACGCTTGATGACAATGTTATTCTTAAACAAGAAAACGAAGAATATTTTGAGCAGTTAAAAAAAGAATATCAATCAATGGGTGGAGTTTTCTACGAAAGATTTATTCTTGGCTTGTGGGTACTTGCCGAAGGACTTATTTATAAGCAGTTTGCTAATAACAAAGAAATGTTTATTAGAGATGAGGCTGTAGATGAATATGGAAATAAATTAAACTTCTTAATTATTTCGATAGGCATAGACTATGGAGCAACACAAGGACAAACAACTTTTAAATGCACGGGAATAACACCATATTTTAAAGAGATTTGGACTTTGGATGAAGTTAATTTACAAGAATTATATACACCAGAAGAAATATATGAAGAATTTGAAAAATTTTATAAAAGAATAGTTAATGATTATGGAAAGGTTACACACTTATGGTGTGATTATGGCGCACTTGGACAAACTTTAACCTTTGGACTTAATAGATATTTACAGCATCATAGTATACCTATACAAGCAAATGATTGCATAAAAGGAAAAATTATTGACAGAATATATTTAGACCAATTATTATTTGCTCAGCATAGAAGATTTATATTAAAAAAATGCAAATATATGATTGAAGCATACGAGCAAGCGGTTTGGAGCGAAAAAAAGCAAGATGAGCGTTTAGATGATGGCACTTCCGATATAGACTCATTAGATGCTCACGAATATTCAATTTTACAATTAATAAGTTATATACTATAATATTTATGAAATGGGGAGATTTTATGAATAATTATAAAGTATATATACATATTTTTCCTAATAATAAAGTTTATATAGGTATTACAAGTCAAAAGCCAGAATATCGTTGGAGAAATGGGAAAAAATATGATAGTAATAAATATATGAATAATGCTATAAAAAAATATGATTGGGAAAATATTAAACATAAAATTTTATATGAAAATTTATCAAAAGAAGATGCTGAACTAAAAGAAAAAGAGTTAATAAAAAAATATAAAAGTAATAATAAAAAATTTGGTTATAATATTCTAGAAGGTGGAAATGTATCTAAAGGAATGTCGGAAACAGCTAGAAAAGAAATGAGCATAAAAAGAAAAGGCAAGCATTACTCGCCTAGAACGGAATTTAAAAAAGGCAACAAACCATGGACTACAGGTAAAAAAATGACTTTAGAATTTAAAGAAAAATTAAGCAAAAGTCATTTGGGGCAAGTACCTTGGAATAGAACTAAAATAATATGCTTAGAAAATAATAAGATTTATAATTGTATGAAAGAAGCTGCCGAAGAATTAAATGTATTACCTGCGGGTATTTCTAAGGCCTGTAGAGGTATTATTAAACAAACAGGAGGATTACATTTTCAATATTATAATGAATGATAAATTAATGATGAGAATTGAAGGAGGTTAGTATGGCAGATACAGGCTGGAGAAGAAATAAATATGGCGGTTGGTTTAATATTAACAATTATATGAACGATAAGATAAGAGGTATTGCTGATTATAACGATGATGAAGATAGATTTTTGGTAGATAATCAAAACCTTATATACGACCCTAATACCGCTACCGAAGAGCAACGACAGGCAATTATGGAATATACAAGAGAAATGGGATATGGAGATTCTAATATGGTTAATGGCTATCTTAACGGAGAAAAACAGTTAAGCGATAGTGCAAAACTTATCGTGGAAAAAAGAATTAAAGCGTTAGATAGTTGTATTACCCAGCAAGTCAATAAAGATTTTTATGCTTATAGGGGTGTGCCAATTAGGGGCGAAGATTTACAAGTCGGTAAAATTATAGAAAATAAAGGCTATACTTCTGCGTCAATAAATAAATATGATGCATCAACATTTAGTACGGCAAAGGGGACTACTATAAAATTAAGGGTTAAAGCAGGTACTAAGGCTTTGTATATTGGAGAGCATACTTCAAATTTTAGAAATGAACATGAATTATTAATCCAAAGGGGCAAATCTATTAGAATAATTAAAAGCGAAAAATTATTTGATAAAAGTGGAGATTTTATAAATTATGAGATTGAAGGAGAATTAATATAGGAGGTTTAAAAAGTGAAATTAGATGATTTTTTACAAAAAGAATATGGGTATAATCCCGCAGTTAAAGATTCTTTACAAACTTATATTGACCAATGGAAAAGTTGGTATGCAGGAAATGTAAAGAATTTCCACAATTATTTTATTTATAATGGTAAAAGAAAAGTACCACAAACCAGATTTACAATGAATATGGCAAAAGAAATAAGTGAGGATTGGTCTGATATTTTATGGAGCGAAAAATGTAAAATATCTATGGCTAATGATGAATCTCAAAGCCAATTTGATGACTTAGTTGATGATTTGGATTTATATACGTTAATCAATCAATCAATAGAAAAGTCTGGTGGTTTAGGAACTGAGGCCGCAGTTGTTAGTGTTTATGATTTAATATCTAACGAAGATGGTATGTATTTAGATGTTAGTCAGGCTAAAACTCGTATTGATTTAGTAGACATTGATTGGATTTACCCATTGAGTTGGAACAATAAAGGCATAACTGAATGTGCATTTGGTAGTGTAGAATTTAATAAAGGCCAAAAATACGTTGTGTTATCAGTACACAAATTAAATGACACAGGTAATTATGTAATATATAATCATTTATTTAGAAGTGATAATGACAATTTAATTGAAATAACAGACCAAGATGGAACAATACCTGAGTTCGATACTAAGTCAAATATAAAATGGTTCAGTATATTTAAGCCATTATTAACAAATAACATATTTAATAATAGCCCATTTGGTATACCTCATTATGCTAACGCTATTGATAATATGAAGGCTGTTGACATATCATTTGATGCTTTAAAGAACGAAGTAAAAGATGGACGCAAAAGAACTTTTGTTAGGGCAGATATGCTTAATTATGACGATGGCACACAAAGAATGGTATTTGATGATAATGATATATCAGTTTATGTGTTACCTAAAGGAGCAACTAAGGACGATTTAATACAAAGTGACACTGAAAATCTAAGAACTGATAAACAAATAGAAACTTTAAATACTGCGTTAAA